CTACATATCTACTGCATTCACAAGGTAAGCGTCCTCTACCCATTGATTTGACTCCGGATAGTTAATTCTAGCCCAGCCGTTGCGTTTTTCGTATACACGTACACGAGTTCCAGCTTTTAATAGTTCCTTATCCTCTGAATTAACATCAGGAGAAGTTTCGACGAAATAATCTTCTGAAAGTTCCGCCTCATAGTACGGCATATCAGAGGCTTTTAATTCTGTGTTTACGTCTAATTCATGAGCGAAATCATCTGAAATATCATCTTGTGGAGCTTCTCCTGTGTAACGATAAGCGTACACATACGGACAACCGTTAGCCTCCCAAATTACGTCATGATTGTTTATTGTAATTCCATTGTAGCCGTAGTTACAGTGAATTATGTTGTCTGCATCAACAAACATTCCTGTATGACCAAATGCATTATATTCAATTAGGTTCGCTAAACCTAACCAGTTCTCTTATGAACTTCTAACAGTCTTCCTGTTAGTTTAGACTATTTGTTCTCCATGTCTATATTAATCTACCTAACGAATTTCTTTTTCGTTTTTTATCATGTAGTTTAGCGTGTTCAGATTGTGACATAAGTTGAAGATTTTCTATTCTATTATCTTGTTTATCTCCGTTGATATGGTGGACTATCTCGTTTTTCTCTAATTTTCTACCTAGATAACTTTCCATAACAATTCTGTGTTCACGTCTAGAATTTCTTTTAACATAATAATTTGAACTTCCAGAATGTCTTTTAAAATCTCCCACACACTCCTTAGAACAAAAATTATAATTGTTGCGATTGATTTGAGATTGTTTGCGAAGTATTTCCTTACCGCATTGTTTGCAAAATACAATCTCTGATGTAACTCTAGAATTAGAAGCACAATGAGTTGAACAATATAAACTATTCTTATTAACTTTTGTTTGAAGATATTCTTTTCCACATTGTTTGCATATTTTATAAATTTTAGGATGTAGACATTCATTACATTTTTTTGATTTTCTATGACCTATATATTCTTTATTACAGCTTTGACAAATTAAATTTCTAGGTCTTTCTCGCCATTCATCTCTGCATTTATCAGAACAATGCTTTTGATTAAAATATCCTTCAAACTCCTTTTCACAATTTAAACATTTTTTCATACTTTTTCTACGCACCTTCCTAATACCTATTATACCCTAAATGCGTATTAAAAGCAATTATAGACAGTGAGGAGGGGGATTTTTCGAGTTCGCTTGAACCCTACGAGGACGCAATCCTCTAGTCGTTAGACCTCTCCGAAAAAAATCGGCTTTGGTACGGAAACAGCCACGACTTTACGTTTGGCTTTCAACCGTTTAACCCCCAGTACTTATACATTACATATAAGCAGAGCAAATTACTCCACTTGAGCGTCCTCTCGCACCCCAAATGAATATATCGCCACGTTGAGCATCCCAACCGTGATTTTCAGCGATTAAAGTATATCCATTCTTAAGTAACCAATCATGCATGTATTCAGTATTAACCACCCAACCATGGTCTGTTGCTCCTGCACTTCTTAATGCAAAATAAACTGAACTTGAACAGTCGTACGAGTTCGGTCCTAATCTGCTTGCCATTGAGTAAGTAACTACTCCACGTCTATCATTCATCCATTTAATCGCTTGTTCTATGTTTATTGCCATATTATTTATCCTCCTTTGGTTTATCATAAGTCAACGCTTGTTCACTGTCAGAAATCCCTTGTGTAGTAGGGTCTGTAACCACTCCTAATATGGTTAATATAACGAAAATAGAGTTAATTACATCTATTACATTCGCTGAAAATCCGTTTAAATTTAAGTGCAATCCAAACATTTTAAATACAGTTTGAACCGCTACTATTAAGGCACTTACAAGCGCTAATACAAAACCTTTATTTCTTAATCTTACATTCCAATTAATCATTAATTATCCTCCTTTATTAACGGTAAATCTTGACAACGTTCAAATAACTCAGTTACTACTGAATTTCCTCCTAGGTTTTTGTAACTTTCATAAAGCAAGGAAAGTTCTTTTAATTCATGCACACCTATTGTGCCTCTATCTAAAATCCTTGTCATTTCTTTTAAAAGTCTATATCTAGTTATTGCCAAAGTCCCGTCTGCTGTCTTTTGAATTTTACTGTTTATCTCAGTTAAATTAATATCAATGTTTTCTAAATTCTTGTTACTACGTTTTAACAACCACGCTATCGTGGGTGCGATTATTGTAGTAACAACTGCAACTATAACTCCTTCGCTAATCAAGCATTAAATAACCTCACCTTCTTTAAATTTTAAAAGGGAGCAATTAAGCTCCCTTGTGTTCGTCGTTAGCTTTTTCTACTAACTCCTTATACCCCATGCGGATCAATTCTTTTTCCACTAGACGTCTTAATTTTTTATTTTTAAAATCATCTAAAGTGTTCAATCCGTCAACTACGTTTAACGCTAAGAATGTTATCATCATATTGTCACCTCCTTTCATTATTTGAGAAATAATTAAACTAGACAATTTAAGCTTTTGGAGTATCTCCAGTACTTTCTTTTTCGTCTTTTTCATTTTTTTCCTCCTCGTCATCATCATTTGCTGTAGGCAACTCAACTTTCAAATGTGTTGCTAAAAACTCAAATTTATAACTAATATCTTTAAATAAAGCATCATACTCAAAATCTTTAACTACGCTTTGAGCGAGTGTTTGACGCGTTGTTTCAAGAGTCTTGTTTGCTTCTTTGAACAATTCGTCCATTTTCGCAAACCTCTCATTCTCAGCACGATTAGGGAATACCTCTTGATAGAATTTCTCTAACACTAATTTAACAAGTGTTTCGTCATCCGTATCAATGTAAGTTCCTTTTAATATACGTTGAATACTAGTTCCGTCATTATCGTTAATTATTACTAACGTTTCTCCATTTAAATCACGCTTAAAATATACTTTAAATGCCATCTTTTGAACTCCTTTCTTTTAACTGTTTTTCTAGATTTTCAACTTTTTCAGATAGTTCCTGTACCGCCTTGATTAGATAAGGGATTGTGTCGAAGTAATTGATCCTTAAATAATCCGTTGGCGTGTCCTTACCCTCAAAATGTTGGACTACTAAATTTTCATCAACATTTTCAACTTGTTGAGCTATTGCTCCTAACTTTTCAAATTTACCGTCTTTTTTCCAGTTGAACTCTACCATTTCAATTTTGTTAAGCGTATCAAGAGCATTGACTTTGGTCGGTTGAATATTCTCTTTTAATCGCTTGTCAGAAACAGCGCTTTTAACTCTGTCAATCTGCCCCCACCAAATAACAGTAGAGTTTGCTCCACCAACAGTTCCGAATACATCAGAAGCCCCAACATCAACTCCGTCACCTTGCGCCCTCAATCTCCTTGAAAAATAACTGTCGCCAGTAACAAATAAAGCATTAATATTTGCACGATTATTAACAATCATAGCGCCGTTGTTCATCACATACCAAGACTGTTTACCTTCAACATTCCATTTGTCACCCCAGTTAACCCACAAAGCTGTCCCTTGCGCACCGTTAGTTCCATCACTCATTCCTATTTGAAATTGATTGACACCTGTTATCCATTTTCCATAATTAGCATGTTTGTTATCTCCGATATAAAAAGTCCCAATCTTCCCATTATAAGCGCTGAGAGTTCCGGATATATCCACTTTATCAGCGTTAATCTTAACACCCTCACCACTTAAATTAATCGAATTAATTACTTTATCTTTCTTAACAGATAATTCAACTTCACTTTTAGTTTGTTTAACTGCGCTTTCCATTTCAGTAATATTATATTCATTTTTGTAACCTACGTTAAAATCCTCTTTGTAGAATTTAACATTTCTTATTTGAAGATTTTCTTTGATAGTGCATCCAAAGGCGTTATACTCAGTGTTATTTCTGAACGTTAGCTTGTTGATACCTTTCACAAGTGTTTTTTTCTTGAAATAACTCTTTGTATTTGTATTTTCGTACATTGAAATAAAGCTTCCTTGCGGAGGTGCATTAACCACCTCAAACTCCAGTGTATATATTTTTGAAATTTCTAATTTTCCTTTTGCATAAATCGACAAAGAATTTCCGTTGTAATTCCCTTGTGAGTAGTTGATTATATCAACGCGCTCTGCTTCAAACTCTGGAACTTCGTATATTTCAACATTTTTAACCTTGGTATTCGTTCCTAGGGGATAGATATTAACTCTCGTTTGGTCGCTTGCGTAAGACACTCGCCAAACATTCAATCCATTTGTTATTATCTTACTATCTCCGTTACCTTTTGCGTTGTATAATCTTGTATTTTGATTATCTGGCACATCTTCTAAATCAGCTAAAATGTAGTATTCTTTATCTTTTTTTAGCGGTGTTTTTGTATTGAAATACAGGTCGTTTCCTTTCTTTTCAACCCCACTTTCAGAACAGATATTCTCAATATTGTAAGCCATTTTGAATTTTTTATTGTTAATCTCGCCAATCTTACTCTCGAACTTGTCAATAGTGCTTTCAAAAGTCTTAACCTTGCTAATTGTTTCGGTCAATAACTGTTTGTCAATCGTATTGTTCAACCTTGCACTTGCTACTGTCTTGTTTTCTCCACACGTTACTTCAAAAACGACTTCTATTGGTTGACCGTCTTTAGTACCGTTTGGAATATTGATATTTTGTACTAACCCGTTACTGTCAAGTGTGATTTGTCCAGAAGCGGTATATCCACTTGCCACCAGCTTTTTTATCTCAATTTTTAAAGGCGTTTCAGTAGTTGAAGCACGTATAATTTCTCCGTTGTTGTACACGTCCAAATAAACCTTACAGTTTGCTAGATTTTCGTTTAAATAGCTTCCTTCAATTCTTGCCGAAGCTGTAAGAGAGTAACTTTGCATATCCTCAATGGCAGGAAGCCACTTATCTGTTACCACATCACTAATCGCCATATAAGGCTCTGCTATTTTAAAATGAGCGTTGCCCGTTGAAATGAAAGCAAAATTACTTTTTACGAATTGTTGAACTTCTATGTCACTGGCGATAGGCATTTCTTTCTCAACGATAACCCACTTATTCTCACCTTTCGGAACTTCTATTAGTGGAATTGCAAACCATAAATGGAACTGACCGTCTTCACCAGGGAAGCCTAATTTAATTTCTGTGTTGTTTCCACTGTCTGAAAAAACATAAATTGGTATTCGCATTACATATTTTCTTCCTGGTGCTATATCTCTGATATTAACCTTGAAACTAAACCCTTGAAGTTCATTACCAGCGTTCGGCAATACCTCTATTGAATTTTGGTTTTGATTATTGTAATCTTTCTTGTTGAGTTTTAGTTGCGTATTTTCAACTGGCTTAACTACATCTAAACTTGGAAATCTACTTCCAATTATTTGATTAAATGCTGGAATTTTACCGTCTTTACCTTTGAGTTCGGGTTTACGAAGTTCAAAAATTTTGTTAGTTTCTTCTTGGGTTATTTGGCGTATTCCGTCAGCCCCAATAGTTAGATCATTGACTAATTTTTTTGTCTCATCTTTCGTTAGAAACTCTTTCTTGATACTGCTTTGAATGCTATCACGCATTTTAGTGAAGATATTTTGAGTTGTGACCTCTCCAGCTTCAAATTGTTGCCTAAATGTTTCATCTGATAGTATTTGCGTAATAAACGCCTTGTCAATAAGTGCTGTCTTAATTTCCGCATAATTTAGGTGCGCTTGAATCGCCTTAATCAATTCAGCTTCGGTTATTATCGTTTTTAAACGTGCAATATCAGCCTCAACTGCGTCTAATATTTTTGTTCTAGTTACCTCTGGAACAGTACCGTCTTTTTCAAACAAGGCTTTTTTAACCTCGACTCCAGCTTTAGACTGTTCTTCAAGGTTTTTCATTTTTTCTTCGATTGCCGTTCTGTCTTTTTTAAGCAAATCAGCTAAATTTTTCTGAATTTTAAAAGCGTCAACTCTACTTTCTACTTTTACTGTCACGACTTCATCTATAATGCTAGATAATGCACTTCCTAGACCTTGTTGAAATACCCCAAATCCAATAGTTTTTAATTTTTTAGACATAGGAGAAAAAGTATATTTTGTAATTTTTTTCTTAACATCTAAATTAAATTTTTCATGAAGAATTGTTACTGTATCAAACATTTTGACAGGTGTATCTACCCCAATAACATCTATTTCAATACTTTCTTCTAGAATATCGCAAAGTGTATTTTTGTAGTATTGTTTAGCATAGTTTAACAAACTAGCTTCATCTACCACATCTTGGTCATTTACTTCTAAATTACCTTCATATATGTTTTTATACTTATTAATTAATGGACTATCAACTGTTACAGATAAGACTTTATCTTGTTCTCCATCGTTTTTTGCATTGATAGTTTTTGTGAAATGAATTCTAGTTCTTAAATCTTTTGTTGATTTCTTTTGTTGATAAGTTTTAAGATTTTTTTTGTACATGAATAAGGCTTCATTATTATTTCCACCATTCGCTAGTAATTTAATTGAATATTTATCGCGTACTAAATCTCCACCCCATTGTCCTAATATAGAGTGTTTATCTTTGAATAAAGCGGTCGCTACAGTTACATTTTTTAAATTTAAACTATGTCTTGCTGCAATGTCAGAATAAAAAGTAAAATTGTGAGATCTAATAATACTACTTACTAAACTTCTCATTACTCTATTCCCGTCAGCCTCTGACACACTTAATTCACTGATTGAATAGTTATTTAATAATGTAGCCACTTGGTTGGCATAAATAGTGATGTATCCATGATGTCTTTCTACTTCAAAAATTATAAATTCTTGCTCCCCGTGAAGGTCATCTGCCAATAGTAAAGTTTCCTCTGTCAAACTTTCCCATAACGGTTTATTTGTTGGGAATTTGAAACTTAATTGATAAGTGTTATTTTTCTCTTGGACTATATTATCATCATAAGCAAAATTAAGAGGGAAGTTTCCCTCTTTTAAATAGATCACATACGCCACCTCCAATTACCATGTATTTTTATATTTGTTACATTTCCGCTAGTAGTAACTCCATTCAAGCCAGGTTGTATTTCAAAAAAAGCGCCTCTAACACGAATAGAATTTTTTACGTTGTTATTTTTATCATATATATTTTGTTTAAGATGCCTGCAATCAATACGGGCTTTTGTATCTAGTTTTAAAACCATAGTCTGTGAGCCAATAGTTAAACTCACTTCTCCATTACCTTCAATTTCTATAACAGGCTCTGAAAAGACATTTCCTATATTATTAATCGTGCCACTTCTTACAAGTGTTGTTAATCCACTATCTAAAGAATACCTAAAAGGATAGAATATTAATTTAATAGAAACCTGCCATCTGTGTAGACCGTTTTTTGAGTAGTTAATATGAACTAAATCTGCAAAGAACTTTGAATTCTTTAAATAATCAAACTCTATCACATTCTCAAAATTTTTAAGTATTTTTTCCAAATAAGTAACTTTGTCAAAATCTGATACAGAAATTTTAATATCGCGTTCTGAACTTTCATATCCTTCATCATGAATTATGTACTTACCATTTGCGCCGTATATATTACCTTCTTCTGCTATTCGCTTTTTAGCGACTTGAACCTCTCCAATATCTGTTACTACATAGTCGGGGGACTCTAATGGAGTATTATTAATTTTAATCATTAGACTCCCTCCCTTCTAACAAAATTCATTTGTCTATCGTATGAGTTTTTTGCTAATATCTCACCATCTAAATATGTGTTTGCATCTTTTTTAGATATTTTTTCTAGTAATTCCTGAACAATACCTAGAGCATTAACCACATCATCATTTTTATCTACACCAAAATCAAAATCAAATTTAGATTTTGCAGCGACGTTTAAATCTTTTGAAATAGCATTGTTAAATTCAAAATCAGTAATTTCGTTTGTAAATCCTTTGTTAATTGCTCCAGCCATACTTTTTACTGTTTGTTGAACAGTTTTAAATTTATCTTTTAAACTCTCATGTAAACCACCCATGATAGCATTACCAGCAGGAATTAAGAGTTTTCTATCGTAGTCTATCGGACCTTTATGGTCTCTGATCCAATCAGCTATACCACTAACAAACTTTTTTACTTTTTCGTAGACTGCTTTTAAACCGTTCAAGAATCCACGTATAATAGCAGCTCCAGCCTCAAATAAGTCAATCTCACCTAACTTATCAAAAAAACCTTTAACTTTATCAACAGCTTCGGAAACATTTCTTTTTAAAGTTTCCCAAGCACGTTTCGCACCTTCAACTAAACCATTGATTATACCAACAACTGTACTTTTTAAAGTTTCCCAAGCAGTAACAGCTATTGTCTTTATCGACTCCCATAAGCCACTTAAGAACTCTTTAACCCCATTCCAAATTTCTTCAACTTTAGTCTTAATTGAATACCATAAAGTACTAAAAAATTCTTTGATTCCATTCCAAACAGTTTCAACTGTTGACTTTATACCCTCCCAAAGACCAACAAAAAAGTCCCTTATTCCAGTCCAAACAGTTTCAACTACTAACTTTATGCCTTCCCAAAGAGTGATAAAAAATTCTTTAATACCATTCCAAACTGTTGTTATTGTTGTTATTATAGACTCCCAGATTCCTCCAAAAAAGGTAACTATTCCAGTCCAAACAGTTGTTGCTGTTGTTGAGATTGATTCCCAGATTCCTCCAAAGAAAGTTACTATACCTGCCCAAACTGTTGTTATTGTTGTTGTTATATTCGTCCAGAGGGTGTTGAAGAATACCGTTAACCCAACCCAAAGGGTCTTCAAAAATGTTACGAACTCAGTCCACAATCTCTTACCAGTTTCAGTTTGAGTGAAAAACCACACTAACCCAGCCACTACCGCTGCAATAGCAGTCATAATTACAGCAAAAGGATTTAAAGCCATAACCACACTCAACGCAGTCCATGCAATCCTTACCGTTGTTATCACTAATTTTAAGCCATTGAATAATTTAACAACTACCGCTATTACCTTTAAAGCAATAAGGCGTCCAATAAAGACAGTTAATGCTATTTTTAGTAAATCAATAACAACCTTATTGTTTTTCAGAAATTCTGTAAATTTCTTTATCCACTCCGTTACTTTTTTTACTGCCGCAGTAACAAGCTCAAAGGCTTTAGCAATAGGGTTTACAGAACTGTCAGCACCATCCAACCCTAAAATTGTAACAGCTATATCTTTTATTACCGGTGCTACGTTTTTTACAGCCTCCCATATATTACCAAAAGCTATTTTCAAATTTTCAGCTATATTTGTAATAATAGTAGCTGTTTTTTCATCGATACCAAGCTTTTTCATTAAATCAATGCCTTCTTGTTTTGATATTGTACCAAAAAGCACTCCAAAAAATGAATTTACTACAGTAGAAATTTGGTTTAACGTAGTTTGAATATTTTTTACTACTTTTTCTCCTAATATTCCTTTTAATTGTTCAGCGAGACCAGAAAATGCACCGATTATTAAGGTAGGTAAACCTTTTAAGATATTTCCGACCATTGGTAAGAAATTACCTACTAAAAATGTAGTTGTTGTTTTTGCCAACGCCTCTAAAGATGGCTTTATATCTTGACCGAGTGATAATTTTCCTAATAAATTAAGAAATGATGCTTTCATAGAAGCGAACGATCCTTGCAAAGTAGTTGCTGCTTCTTTAGCAGTAGTCCCAGTAATATCTAATTCTTTCTGGATAACGTGAATAGCCTCATACACATCAGCTAAGTTGTTTATATCATATTTAACACCCGTTAATTTTTGAGCATCAGCTAAAAGACGTTCCATTTCTTTTTTTGTTCCGCCATAACCTAATTTCAAGTTATCCAACATGGTATAATTCTGTTTAGCAAATCCTTGATAAGCATTTTGTATCATTTCCATAGACGTACCCATTTTATTTGAGTTATCCGCCATATCTACCATTGCCATGTTAGCTATTTTAGCTGCTTTCGCTGTGTCTCCACCTAGTGATTGCAGTAAACTAGCACTGAATCCAGTTACATTTTCCATGTACGCATTAGCTGATAGTCCAGTAGTCCTATAAGCCTCGTTTGCATACTGTTTAACCGTTTCAGCATTGTTTTTAAATAGTGTTTCCACTCCACCTAGAGATTGTTGGAGTTTCCCACCTTCTAATAAGGAAGTTGCAAATAACTTACCAATTCCAGCAGCAATAATTGCATTTTTAATTGTTGACATCAAACTATTACCAGCTTGTTGTCCTGCGCTTGTTACTTCTCCATCTAACTCTTTAGAAATCATTCCTGATATTCCTTTAGCAGACGGCATGATTTGAACGTATGCTTTACCTAAATTAGTTGCCATATTATCCTCCTCCCTTTAATATTTTAAGTTTCATTTTTTCAAACTCCTCACCAGTATTAAATGACATTCCTTCTTTTTCTCGAATAGGATTATTGATGCTGTCAACAATAGACTTAGGTTGATTTCTGCCTTTTTGGCCATCTTTTGTCTTAGACCACACTAGAATACTTAATCTATCTACAATAGAGGCTAATAATAAAGTATTCATTTTCACGCGTTGACCAGACATTTTTAATTTGATTCGTGCATCATCTCTCAATCCGTCACAAAAAAGAGCCACCGTTAAAGGTGGCAATTCTTTGTAATTATAAATGTGATAAGTTTCAGCTAAATCACAAATAACAGCATCTTCATCAATTTTCAACATACTAGCAAGGATTACTATTTTTTTAGTTTTTGCTGGGCTTTAAAAATATCCTCAAGTTCTGCAGTCATTTTTTCTGTATCTATAATACCATCAGCATCTCTTAAATGATTTTTTAATTTTTCAACTTGTTTTTTTCCTAAAAGTAACCTCAACACTTTTGGAAGTAATAGAGGATTAGTATCAACTTCGCCAAGTACCTCAACAAGTTCATAGTTATTTAAATTTTTCTTTGGGATAGAATACTCAAATCCGCTTTTAGTAACTCCTACTAAATTTTCCATTGTTTACCTCCTAAGCTGTTGCTTTTTTAATGTATTCATAGTGTGTATTCCCATGTTCATCAGGGAATGCGTTTAATGTGGTTTCATAACCAACCATTTCAGAGTCAGTATATGAAATTTCTCCAACTTCTGTTACTTTTCCATTAGGAATTACGATACGTTTTAAAACTTTACCTTTTAAAATTATTTCAACGACAACTGCGTGTTGTTCTAATTCTTTACTGTTAGCTTTAATTGTGATACCTGTTGTTAAGTCTCCAGAAACGTTGTCTTTCCCGTATATTTCTTTTAACACATCAATATTTAATGATTCAATTAAAGTGTAAGTGAAAGTATCTGTTTTTTCTGTTTGAACAGTGTCAACAATATCTCCACCCCATGCTTTTAAATTTTCTGAACTTGCTGTATTTTCATTGACCAGTCCATCTTCTGAAACATACCCTAATGGTTTAAATGCTGCATTTAGATCTGTTGTCGCATCTGTAGGAAGTGGTGTTCCTAAAGGTGCTGAAAATATAGCTCCGCCTACTTTAGGTTTTGCTGATGTTACGTTGTTTACATTTGTCATATATTATCTCCTTAATTAATAATAGTGAATATCAAATATAGCCTGATAACGATACTGTTTAGTCTCCGTATCTGTGAAATTATAATCACTGTTTAAATCCACACTTGAGACTTCATCTACCGTTATTAGGTCGTACATTAGATTTTTTATTTTTTCGTTTAATTTTGCTGCTTCAAACATTGATTCAGCATAACTCTGAATTGCTATTGTTGATGAGTTTAAAAAATTTTCTCTGGATCCACTTGTTTTTTGTATTAATATAAATCGTTTAGGCAAGTTTTTTTGATGTTCAAACACAATTGGAATTTCTAATTTAGTTGATAAGTAATTTTTAACAATAAGTTCAATCATTATCTCAACGCCTTTAATAGTGTATTATTTTTGTTGTTATCACGAATAGCTTTGTGACTTTTAGTTTTTATACTTATGTTCACCCTATTCTTACCAACAAATGTACTCGTTTCATACCCGTCGCCCGCTCTGTTTTGGATAGTTTTAGCTGTTTCTTTTAACAAAGCGACCATTTCAGGACTTTTCATAAGTTCAGCTACTCCAGCACGGTTTAATATGAATTTTTTACTCATATCGTTCTACCATTACTTTTTTGTTCCAACTTAACGGAATCATTGACTCAATACCTTGTTGAGGTATTCCTATAGTTTTCCAACGTTTCCCAAAGAATATTACTTCTTTGTTTTCCCAAACATTGTTATCACCTTTTGGAATACCCAAGATATATTCAGCTTTCTTTCCAGTTAAATTAACACTATTTGTAATATCATCTGTAGATGCAGGAGAAACTAATACATTTTTTACAGTTATTTCTTTTTCTTCAAAAATAGGGCTATTAAAATCATCAACTCCAGTTTGCGTTGTACCGATTAACACAACATAAATACCTTTAATTAATCCCATAGAAATCAATTACTCCGTATCTTTGTTTTTTGAAACCCAAACGCTTTAATTCACTGTCTTTTATGAACAAGCCTCCTCCAGGAACTAAAAAAGAGCCTGAGACAGAATAACCAAGAGCAGACTCAGCGTACTGAGTCATAGGCTCTTGATTAGTTGAAGTCATAAGAGTTCTAGCCACGATGTCGACTATAACTGATTTTACAAGATAAGAATAACTTTCATCATTCTTAACTAATAAATCTAAGTCTTTGTTAACTTTTTTAGCCTCTACTCTTAACACATGAGATACAGTGTTTAACAGAGCGTTAGCTCGACTTACCTCTTTTTCTTCGAGATCTCTCCATAATTTTTTTAAATCATCAAGTGTAGCAAATTTTTCAAGTGTAGTCATATTACACCTCTATTCTTCATCAGATTCCTCTGACTTAGTTTCTTTAGTTGTAGTTTTAACTTCTTCTACAAGTTCCCAATCTCCAGAAAGTTCACTTTCGGTTAAAATTTCTACTTCAGTTTCTTTATTTTTATATTTTTTCATAGGTTACCTCCTATGCTTCTTCTACACGTGCGAATGCTTTTTCGTCAAGAATTCCCCATCCAATATAAGCTTCTGTACGTAATAAAATTTCATTGTACGCTTTTAAGTCACGTCCTGTTCCGTCTGGATCTCCATATTCAATTATTTCCATAGGAATGTTTTCCGCATACCCCCATTTAAATCTATTTTGGAAGTCACCTACAATAACATGATTTTTCTTACCATTTCCACCTTGTGCAGTTAACGTTTTATTAATATCTAAGTCCATACCATAGAAATTTTCTGGACGTTGTCCAAATCTAAATTCTGGATATTGCACTACATCTTTCACTTTTACTTTAGACATTGCTTGTCCAGCAACTGGAGACATCGCAATTCCTGTTACTTCGCTGTTATTTCCAACAACCATTTGAACAGCACTCTCTAAATTTTCATCGATTTTAGCTTCAGCATAAGTTACAACATTTCCAGTCACTAATCCATCAAAAGAGTTAGTATCTTTGAAAGTAGCGTTAGTTAGTCCTTTCGGTTCTAATCCATGAATTGCTGCAATGTCAAAAGCTTCAGCAATTTTCTTAGCGAAACCATCTGCATAATGTTTTAAGAAATCTAATTTCTTCTCATCAGAAGCATACATGAATTCATCTGTAATACGTGCTTGATATACAAATTTTAATGGTGTAATAACCTTAGAATTGATTACAGCTTTCCCTGCTCCTTTTAATTCTCCTTCACCTACAATTTGTGCATTACCTTCTAAATTGAAGATAAATTGTTCTGTTCCATTAAACGGAATAGGTTGTTGATTAGATAATTTAGCAAGAGTTGAGCGGCCTTGTACCTTACTCATAATTTCATTTACTAATTCTGGTTTAAATAATGTTCCTTTTTTTAGTGCATTTGATTCTTTTGTTTCTGTCATTTTTTATTCTCCTTTTATTTTAAATTTTTAACGACATCACGCCATGCTGAATCTACTCCTTTTGTTTCAACAAAAGCAGGTTCTTTATCAGCTAATGGCTGTGTATAATTTTTTACATTAACTAACGATGCTAGACGTTCGGCATCTTCGTTCAAACTTTCTTCGCTATCGCCTTGAAGTCTGTCTGCCAAGTCAAACGGTAGTCCGTTCTTCATTGCTATTTGTTGTTTAAGTGACTTGTTTTTCCAAGTAGTCACATCTTTTTCAAGTTCAGAAATTCTAGTAAGACTTGTACTTTCACTTGCTTCTTTATCAGTGATAGTCTGTTTTAAGTTTGCGTTTTCCGTCTCTAAGTTTTTTACTTTTTCTGCTAATTCTTCATAATCAGCATATTTAGATTTCTCACGTTCTAATCGTGATTTAATAATTGTATCTAATTGTTCTTGTGTTTCAATTACTTTAAATTCTGTCATTTTCTTCTCCTTATATCCGGATTTCCCGTCCGTTCGGTAATTTAAGCCTTTAATAGCTTATCCTTTGTTTTTTCTTAGGCTTGATAGAATGACAAGCCCAATGTGCCAATAATGCACTATCCAATAACGAAATATCCATATCATCAAACTGTGATTTATACCCAAATCCACCATTGCTACCAATATTACGCTTTTCGCAATTAGTAGCAACTTTTCTAAGCGAAGGTTGGCCGTTGTGACAAATAGATTTTTGGAAAATTCCTTGTTCAAAGACTGAATTAGCAGTTATTATTTCTTTAACTGTAGGTAATACAATGTTTTTGATTTTAAAATCTTTCAATTCCTCTTCAAGCATTTTCTGTCCACTAGCACCATCTACAACGATAGTCCCAACGTCTGCTTGTTTTAAAAAATTAATAATCCACATATTACCATTTCTCAAACTTTGGCAATCAATAGATTCAATAAAAATACGGTCATCCTGAGTCTTAACCGCAATACTCATGCTTACGTTAGCCCCATCATTTCCATATTTAATTCCAACATATAATTTTCCTTTAAATTCTTCTTTGCCGCTTATAATTAAACTATCCCATTCTTTCTCACTGATAACAGATTTTTGAGAGAATGAAGGCCAAAATCCAAGACGTTGAACATTATGGTCAAGCTTATCTTCTCCTAGTTCAGCTTCAATCTTTCTTTCTGTTAAATGATATCCTAAAGACGGATTAGAATTGTACCAGGCTTCAACGTCGTTTATTTCTCTTTCTGTATCAACAGACCATTCAGCCCAACCAGAATATTTACTCTTTCCAAACAAACAAGCATCACGATATTTAGTAAAAACAGTCCCTATTGACACAGGAGTTGGTGGAGTTCCACACATTACAGTCATCGGATTCTTACTGTCTGTCACTGTATATTTCAAGGCTGATTCTTGTTCTATTGTGTATTCTTGAGCCTCATCAATAATCATGAGATCAAATCCTTCACCAAGACCACCATTCTTAGTTCTAGTTCTGAACTGAACAACACCGCCAGAGGAGTATAGTTCAATACGTTCTTGTCCTTTAGCGCGAATAGAATTAAAATCCTCTCCGTCAACATATCCCATTTTCTCAAGGTATTTCTTTACCTTTTCAAATGAAGAGTGAGAGGTACTTATCCTATGCGCTGTATGTAGGATATTTAAACCTTGATGTAATGCCCATATTTCTAGAATATACACAATCTCGGTCTTCCCGTTACGACGTGGTAGGGAATATCCAAACTTTTGATGAGTCCAAAGCCCCTCTTCGTCAATTGCCATTATTGCCTTTAACAAATTTAACTGCCAATCGTACACATCTAACTTAGTTCTTTTATATAAATCTACTGCTTCTTGATAACGACTTTCGTTATAGTCTAATATTACCGATTGTGAAGGAGTTTGAATACCAAACTTTGCCATTTAGCTGCTCCTTTCCAATCTACCTAGTTTAGTGCCATACGGTAGGGCAAAATATTGACTTTTTTTAATTTTTATATTATAATTAAGATATATAAAAGAGATGTTTATCCTCCTCCCCCACAATCTTTGGAGGGGGGTCGACATCTCTTTTTTTATTTTTTAATAACATCTTCTATGTTATTATCTTTTATTAATATTATATTTTTGACCCAAGTTCTATGTGGATTTTTATATAATCTATTCAATCTTTTATTTATATCTTCTCGGGACAAACCCGATTTTGTATAGTCCAACACAAAACTACTAGCTTGTTTTTTTCCACTTTTTATAGCCGTGTCTATATTATTTTTCCCTGTGCTAGTTATTTCTTTTAAATCATAAGCTACTCCATTTAATAAATAATCTGAACATGAAATATTTTTAGGATTATGAAATTTTGGATTCATCTGTACTTCTAATCCAAATTTATTTGCTATAAGTTCAGCTATTTCTTTTTCTTTTACTGAGTAATCTAATACGACATTTTTTTTATCAACAAAATACTTAGTACCATTATATTCCCAATATTCAGCATCAACTACTTTTGGTTTTTTATAATTTTTCAACCATTCAGCTTTTACACTTGTATAAGGTAATTCTTTAATACCTTCTTCTGATTCATATCTTATTTTTTTAGTATGAACATCTTGCCTTATACCTTTTTTAGGGATATATTCAACCGTACAGCGGCAATTTCTATGTCGTCTATACACATCTTTTGGTACATCTGGGTAAGAATATGAACCTACTAAACTCTTACACCACTTGCAACAATTCCCTGACTCCTTCCTTATAACTTTAGGTTTCATCCCAGATTTATAATGAAATTCAGCATTCTTTCTAACCATATCATCTACTACAGATTGACTAAAGTTGACTATAGGAGAACCTAACAACCATTTTGATTGTTCAAAATCATCTTCTTCTAACCTGCTTACTAATCCATCTATTCTACTTTGATTTACTTTAGGTATTTGCGCTTCCAAACCAATTTTAGCTTGTTTATTCAAAATATCTTGAACAATTCTACCAAAATCAGTAATTAACCTATGATTCTCTTTTAATCTATCATTAAGAATTTGTTCAATAATCTCTTTAGAATTTTCAGTAATATGAATATTAAGAGCAGTGGTTAGGATTTCTCCTAATACCACTGCATACTCATTTACATCCTCATAAGAGGTAGCTTTAATATTTACATTTTTTAAGCGTTTCTCGAACGTTTGAGTAATACGTCCTAATAGATCGTTACTCATTTACCTGCTCCAAGACTTCCGTTTTATTCAACATTGCTTCAGCCTCTTGTTTACTCATTCCAGTAGATGTCAAAAGTAAAATTCCGTTCTCTTTAGAAAGCACTCCTTTTTGATAATTACTTAAAAGTGAAGTAATTTCATAGGTGGATATTATTCTGTTTTTTTGCTTATCATTAGAAATATTTGTTTTTTGCTCAGCTTCTTCAATTTTAGGTTTCGCCTGCATATCACCTTTAATTCCAGTTAAATCTCTAATAACTTTGCTGTCGATATATCCAGGTAATGCTTGATTAAGCTTAATCACTCCATCACCTATTAATGTAAGCATATTAGCATCAGCTTCAAATAGAGGTTCCCATTTTGGCTTAGTGTCAATAAATCTTCCTCTGTTGTATTTAAAATCATCTCTTAAACAACAAGCAACATAAGCAACGTTTAAAAGGCCGCTCCCCAAAGATCGTTGTGCTTTTCTTCCAGCAAGTCGTAAATTTTCATGGCTCGCTTTGATAGCTTCTACACTTGATGGATTATCCGAAACAAATCCTAAATCATCAAGTGTAAGTCCTGTTTCTCCAGCAAATAAAGCTGCTGCTGTTCTTAATTGTTCAGTAAACGGTGACATTGATGGTGTAGTGAATTGACCTACTGACGGTTTATCTCCATTTTCATTTACTGTTATTTGTAACATACTAGAAACAGTAGCTTTCCACGTTTCTAGTGGCTCAGCATCTGAATCAGTTCCCAAAACATACTTTTGAGGGAAAGAATAGAACTCCGCTGTAATATCTGCACGTTCTAGAGTTCTTTTAGCTAATTTTTGATAATACATTCCTGACCTTGTTATTCTTGACCTACCAAAAGGTCTTACACTATCTGGTGCATGGATAATAGGAACTAATAATGGGATACCAGCTGTATTTTTAATAACTGTTTCTTGATTATTTTTTTTATCGATAATAACAGTCTCGTTTTCTGTAAAATAAGCCTCCAGTAATGGTCTGCTGTTTTCGTCTCTTTTTAAAATTGCATATCCTTCTGTAAGAAGTCCTGTAATTGGATCTAATATCCCAGTCGCATTGCTAGCCTCAATAACTTGTAAGCGAGGTGTGTCCTCTCCCACTTTTGAAATGTACACAAAGCTGCATGATGCAATTAATGATGATAGAATTACACTGTCAAAAAATATATCTGGATTATTTTGTTTGAATATATCGTTAACTTTAAAATCATCATTTTCAAACTCACGAAATACCAATCTATCAGCAAGGCTATCTACAGCCTTTGTACACCAACCTAGAACTGACCTATATTGATTCCTTAGTTGAGGTGGAATGGTTATTCCAAATTGTTCATCATTATATTTCATTGCATACTGTTTATATCTCAAATCTACGCGAGAATTAGTTAATGATAACTTCTTACGTAAGTAGTTTATTCCTTGATATATCAATATTTTCGCTCCTTTCTTTTATGAGTTATTTTCGCGCGAGAAAAAATGTACAGTGACGGCGTGAAGGTCGGCCGAAACCTTGGGGAGGGTCTAACCCCCCTATAAAATTTAAAATTTAATATTTTCGCTTTTAAATCTTCAAAATTTTTGAAAAATTAGCGATTTTACCTATTTTTTATGATTTTTCACTATTTTTTTGTTATTTTTGTCATTTAAGACTTATATTTCATCCAATCCATCAATTGTGGTAAGTTTCTGTTACCTATCACATCTTCTTTAGCTTCTTTTCCCGTATTAAATAGTTTATCTGACTTCAGACGGTTGCAAAAGAAGTGTGCTAACTGTAGATTATTTATATCGGAGGGATGCCCACCTTTTTTTACCGGAACTACATGATCAATCACAGGACTTAAGGGATTGGGGAACTTTAGCTTTTTGTCCACTGGTTTACCACAAATTCCACAACATTGTTGTGTCTTTAATATCCGTTTTTTATTCTTCTCAAATGCGGAACGGTGCGCCCCGGTCTTATCTGCTCTCACGGTCTTTTTCCTTTCCACCCCCTACGGTATGTTTATATGGGGGTAATAAAATAAAAAGACAATCTCTCGACTGTCTTTAAAAAATATGTTAGGTTATTATTTGGAATCTAGGTAAGGTATTAACTATTTTAATGCTTGTGTTCATATATCTGAAAATAAAATTCAAAAAAAGGATTTAATATCAATGAAAAATTTACCTTACCTAAAATTCTACATTACCATTATACCATTTCTAACTATACTTGTGCATACTTATTCATACTTCTGCATACTTTTTTATACTTCTCCATACTTATTGTATAAATTAGTTATGTAAATCTTTTCCAAAGCTTTAGAATGCTTATTTGCCCTTGTATTTTGGGAGATATCCATAATATGCTCAACCTTATCCCAATCCAAACATTCAACATATCTTAGTTGCAATAATAGTCTTAATTCTACATCATTAATCTGATCTATACTTTTCATCACTTCCAACTTTAGATTTAAGTATTCCATATTCTTCTCAACGATATAGCGTTTATGTTCATCTGTCTTATCAATCAGACTTTCCCAGCTATTCTTATTACCACCTTTGATTTGTTCTTTCGCATAATCAATAGCTTTCACTTGCGATTTCTTATGTTCATCTGCATTTAAACAACGTTCTCTGGACTCTATCATTAATCTTATATAGTTAATACTTTTTAAATAATTTATTTTCTTAAACACTACTTTTTCTTCTTTAGATCTACCCATTCTCTCCAACCTTTCCTAGTGCTAAATAAGGCGCTTTACTTCTAACTAACGTATGAGTCTGACAATCCTCACACCTTACACAATATATTTCACTCTCTAAATAACAATAATCTAACTCGCCTCCACACTTGCAGCAATAGTATCTACCATTAGGTGCTACCCTGTATACGTATCGTTTTAATTTTTCGTAGTTAATTAGCATTAGTTTAACACTCCTTTAAGAAATACAATATCAGGAGCAAATACATATTTTAATATTTGTGAAAATACTAAAATCGATATACAAGAAACCAATATCCATGTTGATATTTTTAGAAGTTTTTTATACTTTAGGCGATCGCTTTCATTTCGCCATTCCCAATCTGTAGTAATCCAATTAAATGTCAGTACAATGAAAAATGGTGTAGCAAAAAGCGCTGCAATCCCAAAAATCCAACTTGTAGAGTCACATATTTCCCAAATAACGTATTGACTTCTTAACCCTGTATACACTTCCGGTATCTTATCTATACTAACACTTAATTTTTCTGCTATCTTCTGCATTAATTCATTCATTACATCTCCACTCCTAACTCTTTTAATTCTTCAATCATATTACTTTTAATCTTTTGCAACGCATTTATTATTTCGTGTTCTTGGTCTTTTTTTATGCCAAGGAGAAACACCCCATTTCCTATCTCAATAGATTTTGAATTATCGTACTTATCAATAAAATCATCTATCCCATTAATATAAGTATTTAATTTAACAACTTTTCCTAAATCTTCAATCTTCATCTAACAAAACACCTCCAATATTTCATCTCCAAACTCATCAATGCAGGCTCGAACTATTTCTTTAGATTTGAAGTAAGGTAATTTAAGGAATGCATCACAATGTTTATTAGTAACCACATAAATAAATTCATCTTCATAATGGTAACCCATGTAATGTTTAGCTTCATTCTCATTACTCCAATTAGGCTGCCAATCCCCTTGCTGTTCTTTCGCCCAACATTTAATTTTCTTAATTAAAGTCTGCTCTTTTATGAATTGCTCGGCTTCTTCTTCAGTGTTGAACATTAAACCTTTTTCGTATAAACTTTCATCAGTATCACGATTAACTGTAAAATTACATTTTTTTATTTGTCCATCAAAATGATTAGGGTAATACATTTCCGCACCATCTTCCGGATAATTTATCTCATAAGGTTTCTTTTCTTCTGTTATTTCTTGTGCTTCTTCTGTTTGTTCCTCTGAATTAATACCATTGTACAATTCAGTTAACGCCAAATAACTATCTTTTCTAGGCTTCTTGCCTTCTTTCCATGCTTTTACAGTTTGTTTTGATATATTTAGATTAATAGCCAATAGCGTATCGTTTAAATTGTAATGCTCTTTAATTGCTTCAATCATTTCTGGCACAGTTATTATTTTTCTCATTGTTGTTACTTTTGTCATTTCTCTACCTCCTAAAATATCCCCGCAACAAAATCAACTTTCATATATCTATAATCCTCTATCTCACTAATCTTAATTGGTTGACCTACTATTTCAATGACTGTGTTTTTGTTTCTAATTCCATAACGAAGTTTCAACTTATTGATAGTCGTTATATCCGTTATAAATTCCAAAACTTCTCCGTTCTTCATCTTGATTATTAGTTTGTACATCACTCCACCAACTCCTTATTTTCGTATATGTTGCCTACTATACTCACACAATCAAGGTTAGCTTCCAATGATAAGGTGTATTTTTTATTTTTGATAACATAACCTTTATATGCTCTATATTTAATTTCAAAATATGCCCCTAATATCTTCACTATATCTCCAACGCAAATATGTTTTTTATTTATATCCACATAACCTGTATTTTCCATGAACTCAACTTCATCAAAAGGATAAATTTTTTTTGTTCTTCCTCCTGTGTTTTGAAATATAATTTTATTTACAAAGTCTATAGCATGAACATCAATTACCTTTTTTTCTTTAATTACCCACACTTTTGGTTGTAACATAATCTATTTCTCCTAACTGGTAATCTAAATACTCTTTCCATTGACTTATTATCTTATGAAAATTCCTTATTTCTCCATCACCTTTTAATACGATTTTAATTTTTTGTAAATTTCCTAATTCACAAGTTTTATGGTCTTGCACTACCATTGTATTCCAATTTACAGCTGATATATTTTCAAGAGAAACCTCGATATATCCTTTTTTGGCGTTTCCTCTGTGATACCCCATCGTTTCTATATCAGCTTTTATGACTGAAGCATCTTTAAATATTTGACTATTTCTTCCTAACATTCTGCTATCCTCCTATATTTCATCATACGGAGACCATTTACCATTATCTATTTCATGAATTTTAATTGGTGTTCCTTCAACCTCAAATGTAAAATCTTCGTCAAGACTTTCTTTTGTATCGTAACACATTTTAAAACACGCTACTGTATTCTTGTTAGTTATAACCATAAGGCTTTGTCCGTTTTTCATATTAATTCTTAATGTATATTTTTTATTTTTCATACTCTACCTCCTATCCTCTATTGACTTACTTAACCTTGCTACCGCCCAGACACTTGTGATTAAATACACATCTTTATCGTCGACACTTCCACCAATTAACATGAACAGAAATAATACTATGCCACATGTTGTGAACCATTCTATTAAATATTTAATCATTCCACCAACTCCTTATTTTCGTATATGTTGCTAATGACTTCATAATCTTCAAAATTTAATTCATCAAATATTAATTCTCTGGTACACAACATTTCTTCTAATCCTCCATCATCTGCTTGAAAATTTGTTAATGTTATGCAATTTTTTTCTTTTGTAACGATTGCAACATTAAATCCACCACAAGCTGATACTTCCCCTTCGTAATCCCATGTTGGAAATTCGTCATCAAACTTTAGTATATCCCCAACATAAATGTACTTTCCGTTCTTATCTTTCATTCCAGTATTCTCCATGAACTCTACTTCATCAAAAGAATATATAGCTGTTTCGCCTCGAGGTCTAACGCCTATAACGTAAGCCAATACTTGTTTATTGTAGAAATCTATCATTTCTACTTCTCTAACTATATTCAATTCCTTAATATATACTTTTGGTTGTTTCATTATTTTAGTTCTCCTATATGTACAATTGCTATTACAATAGTCTCAAAAGCTGTTCCTCGATTTTTTTCATAAGGTTTAAGTCGGCTACCATCTTTAATATACTTGATATTTATAACGTATTCGTTCTCTTTTAATTTATTTGAGATAAAATCATTAATTGCATCAACTAAAGACTCAAAACCACTTGTTATTGTTACTACTCTTTTAATCATTTTCTAACTCCTCCGTAACCCCTAACTCTTCCAATTCTTTAGCCAATTCTCTTCTAATTCCAAATATTACTTGTATAACTTTAATTTTGTGTTCTCCCTTTAATATTACTCCGTTAAACTCGGTAGATACCTTTAAAGTTCTTGTAGGATTTTGAACATCTATTGTAAACCTATCCAAATTTTCTATTTCATTAATTAATTTATTAGCTTCTTTTGTTTCTCTAAAATTCATTATTTCTCTAAATCTCCTCTCTCAAAAGCATAGTATGCAGGGCCTACTTCATCTCTTAATCTTTCGTGTTCTTCTTTGGGTATTTATCTAACATATTTTACCCTCCTACTTTTTCTTCTTACTTAACTCATATATTAATTCGCTCAAATCAACACACGATCTCATTAATTCTTTATCTTTTAAAACATGTCTATATCTCCTATTTAGAATTAATAATGCTCCTCTAGATATGATTTTTAAATTATCTATTTCAAAATTTCTGTTATCTCCATCTAAGAATAATACTGCATATCCTTTAGGAACTTTCTTTTTGTAATGTTGTTCCCAAATATATCTGTGTTTCCCTACCCACTTATTTATTCCTACTTTTATTTCAATATATCCGTCTTTACTTAATCTTTCTGAATACATTTCTCTTGTATTGTGTGGAATATTACCTTTTTTGAAGCTAGTCTTATTAGGTTTTAAAACACCTTTTGTTCCTTTGCTCCAAGGTACATGGCCCTTTTTAAAACTTGTCTCGTTAGGTTTACACCCTTTTTTAAACCATCCTCTATTTTCCATTTTCAATCATCAACGGCAACGTTGCTCCTTTACCAAACTCATCTTTATATTTTTTAGCTTCTAAAGCCAAACTTGCGTTATTAATTATAGTATTTCCAATTTGAGTTATGGTCTTGGCTCTAGCCATTTCTTCCTGTAGTTTTTCACCCTCTAAACTATCATCATTAATTCTTTCTAGAGCTTCGAATAAATGATTATTTAAATCTAGTAGTTTATTTTTTGTCATCTCCTAACCCCCTACTCCATTTCTCTCAGCTGTTCTTTTTGTTTGTTCTGCTTGTTCTGTGTATAATTCCAATAGTTGACGTTCTAGTTTATGGTTTTGTATTTTTAATTCTGCGTTTTCTTTTTCTACATTGTTGAATGCAAATATACTAACAAACATTACTAATGCCACTCCTAATATAAATCCCACAATAAATATCGGAATAAATGCTAATACATCTTTATCTTTCATTTTCTAGCCTCCTATATCCTTTGGTGTACAATTTAAAGTATTAATCTTCTATAAATGGATTGACTCCGTTATAATCATCAAAATAAAAAGTATCTCCAAAATTCGAGTGTGAAGAATGATTAAAATTACCTTGTTGTTTCTTGCTTTCTAAAAAGTTAACGCGATCTGTTATTACTTCTGTAGTATATGTAATCTTTCCATCTTTATTTTTGTAATTTCTTGTTGCTATTCTTCCCTCTATCCCTATTAAGCTACCTTTGTTTAAAAATCTTGCCATATTTTCAGCTTGTTTCCCATATGCTATACAGTTGATAAAATCTGCTTGTTGTTCTCCTTGTTCATTTTTATAATTTCTGTTCACCGCTAAAGTGAAATTTACTGCGGATTTATTTGTGGTTGTCTGTTTTAATTCTATATCTCTGGTTAATCTTCCTATCAAAACTACATTATTAATCATTATTATTTCTCCTTTTATTTATTGAATGATTGACTGACTGATTGAATAATACATTATATTTAGTATGTATCTTATCTTATAAACTGTTACATTCTTTTAATATATCTCAACCCCTCTGTTACCAATGTTTCAAATATATTGTTATTTTAGTCATGTAATGTTTCCCTTTTTGGTTACATATTTAAATTTATTTTAAAAATGAGGTTATAGACCACCCCATCTTTTAACTGCTTTACTCATCTCATCTCTTTCTATTCCTATATACCTTAATGTGATACTAGGATCATGATGATTAAACAATTTCATAAGAGTTACTACATCTCTACTTTCTTTGTAGAAATGATATCCAAATGTCTTTCTAAAGCTATGAGTACCTATATTCTTTATTCCACACTCTTTCGCTCCAGCTTTTAATATCCTATATGCTTGTGTTCTTGTGATAGGTCTATTGGAGTTCTTATAGCGTGTTGATTTAAATAAATATTCCTCATCTTCTTTATCTGAACAGTATTCTTCTAATACACGCTTTAATTTAGGTAATATCACCATTTCTCTTAGTTTCCCTGTTTTCATTTCACGCCTTCTTACTTTGTCCCGTCCTCTGACATCTCCTACTTTTAAACCTAATAAATCACTTATCCTAAATGCTACATTTATTCCCATATAGAAGAGTAAGTAATCTCGTTCGCTTCGGTTTTTAAAATAATAATTCATTGCATCTAATTCTTCTTGTGTTCGCAACGGTTCTACAAATTCCATCTAATGTCCTCCAAAATTGAAATTCATCAATCGTCTTTACACTCTTTTCCTTTGTTTAATTCACGTAGCATTTCATTATAAGCTTCTTCATCTTCTTCGGTTGGTTTAGGTCTTTCTTTAAGTGTAGTATCTCCAATTTTATCCATCTGTTGTTGCAGATAATCTGGTATAGGAGAATGATGTTTCCCTTGCTGGCCTTTAAAAGTTGACTGACTACTTTCATATTGGTCCTCAGCATTATAAAGAACTGCTAACATGTAATTTCTATGGTTAGTTGGATATGAAATATCTTTTAGCCTATCAAAAATATATGTAATATGTTTCTCTCTTAATTTAACAAACCTTGCTTGTGCATTACCTGCATTAGTTTGAAGTTTGCCAATATTAAGCTTAGTTTCAGGATGCATTAGGCAAATATCGACTACATATTGAATCCATTTATCTAACTCTTTTTGTTTATTCGTGCTGACTCGGGAATACCCAAAGCTATCTCTAAAGTATTGTGTATTATATCTTTTACTTTTCTCTTTAGATTTTTCATCCTCATTCATTCTTTTATCTTTTATTTTTGCTGATATATCTATATATTTATTATTAGAATATGATGAATGAGTTATATTCTCTTTATTTAATCTCTTTTTATTCTCTTGTATAGGTTGGCTCATTTTGAGCATTTCTGAATTGCTCATTTTGAGCATTTGCATTGGCTCATTTTGAGCATTTGCATTTGTTAAATTTGACAGGTGGTTTTCTTTTTTTTCTGAAAGTTTAGTATAAAGTTGTTTTATTTTCTCTTTGTTTACTCTATACCATTTTGTTCTATCTGCGCCAAATTTATTATAATCTCCAGTTATTAAAAAACCATCATTAACTAAATCATCAAATGTTCTTCTTACAGTAGAAAAGGATAGATAATCAAACTCTTCTTCGTGCCATTTTTTAATGGATCTATACGTCCAATAATAACCGTCTTTATACACTTCTATATTTTTCTTTTTTCTATTAATTTCAATCCAATAGTGAACTTGTTGTAATATTGTAGCGTGTCTATCTCCTATAGCTCTAGCTAACACCCTATCAAACACTATTGGCTGTTCATCAAAGAGTAACATAGCGCTTCTCCTCTCTTGATTTTTTTAAAAGATTGTTATATAATCAAAGTACATCAATGAGTGTCTTTTTTAGACGCTCTTTTCCTTTTTTTATTTAATCTTTTTTCTATGTTATTTAAACAAATAGCTTTCTTTTTATTAATATCTATTATTTTTTCTAGTAATTTTTTGTTTTGATATATGTTTCCTACAATTTCCACATCATCTGCAATTAGCGCTAAATTATTAGGAATATATTCCTTAAAATCGACTTCAAAACAACCATCTTTATATCTCACTATACCTAAATCTTTATCAGAATTTTTCACTATATCTCCACTGAAAATTTCATTACTTTTTTTATCTAAAAGTCCACTTCCAAATATTAAGATAACGTCTTTTTTTCTAACATTTAGTGATTGAATATAGCTATTTTCATATTTTCTGCTAAGTATAATATAGTCCCCATTCCAGCCAATAACTTTGTATATTTTTTTATCAACAAACGCTCGGAAATTAGGCATATTCATAATACATCAACTCCTATTTGTTCTTTTTTCTAGACTATCTATTTCTAGCATTAATCTTTCTAAAACTATTTGTGAATTAATTTTTTTAAAATTAACTTTTCTTCTTTTGAGTTCCTTTATTATGCAATTTTTTAATACTAAGTTGACATAGTCATTAATACTTAGATTATAGTGTTCTGCTATTTCTTCAATAGCTATAGTAGAATACGTTCCTAGTGTTATTTTTTGGCTAATCATAAAGAAATGCCCCTAGCTTACTTATTATATTTTTAGCTTCAATTTTATTAATCGGTATCTCTTTACCATCAATAATGAAATGTATAATATTTTGTCTTTGAACAATTTCCTTTTCTTGCAGTGATAATTCATTATTAAGCATATGTGTTAATTTATCTATGGTTGCTATTTCTTCAACTCTTGGACTACTTGCTGACTTACCTTCTAAATGATTAAGCCAAAATTCTCCATATCTAATTGTCTTCTGAATATCATCTTTTGGACTTTCATGTTTCTTATTAGCTCTGATTCCGTATTTCAGTATATTGGCTTGACAAACACTACCAAAGTCATCTACTGCTTGTTGGATAACATCAATAGATTCCCCAAAAGGGTATTTATAATGTTGTGGATTTTTAACATTGTCATTCATTCCTTGCAATTTCTCCTTTTTTGTGTTATTTTATACTTGAATTTTTAATTAAGTAGTCGTTTATTTTTTAACGGCTGCTTTTTTTATATGTTTTTTTGTAGATAATCTAATTCTCTGATACATAATCTTTTAATGTACTTTAACTTTATTTCTTCTACTTTACTAATATCTTCGATTCCTTCAAATCCGTTTAAAACACTTTGTTCTATACCGCTTAATACTAAGATATTTATTGTGTCTTCACGATCTTCATCACATTTTATTAACGTTTCAAATAACGCTAAAGTCTCGTCATCTATATTTACTAACATTTTAATACCCCTCTTTTTGTCTTTGAATATTAACCATTGATTTTTTAATGTACGCTTTGAATAATTCTTCTAAAGAATAATAAATCATTGCAATATCCAAAATTAATTCAATAGCAAACTCTGTCGATTGGATATACACTGTATTTCCAACTCGTTTATTAAATAAGTATCCCGTTTCAATTTCATTAATCATAGCTTTTTTATGATTTTTATTTTCAATGCGTTTCAGAACAAAAGCGCATCTATCAATGCTGTATACCTGCTTATCGTTATTCATTAAAGATAGTGCAAATGCTAAGCAGTCAGCCAATTCATCAAGTTGTTTCTCTTTTGGTGTTTTATTTAGCTTCCAATCTTTGAAAAATCCTATAGCGTTGTACCATTCGTGAAATTCTTCACACAAAGCAGTTTCTATATGAGTTTTGTTCCATATTTTTATATGGCTATCAACTTTCCTTTGCAGTTCTTGTAAGTCTATTAATTTGTTATGTAATTCATATTTATTCAATTTTTACCTCCTACTCAAAATGCCTCTCAAATCTCTTATCGAACCCAACCCATATTGAACCAGTTACTAATATGTACCACGCAAACAGTTGTTCAAACTCAATTTTTGTCATTGCTAATGCACATAGGAAAATTATTGTAAGAGTCCAGTAGATTAGGTTTAATGTTCTTTTTTGTAAATGTTTGATCATGAGTTATGCTCCTAATTCTTCTCAATTTTTAATTCAATCTCATTTTTTGATTGGTTTATTTCTGAATAATTTGTTCCATCAGATATCACTGTTTTGAATTTATTAATTTTCGGAATTATCATTTGTATGTAATCCAAATTTACATATTGAATAGTCGATTTATCGGTGGTTATTTTCACGAAGCTACTTGATATTTCGGCTATTTCTTTTGGAATATCGTGAGATAAAGTACAATTTTCTAAATAGGTATCATCTAAAAAAATTAATTTCTTTATTTCCATTTT